GTTTACAGCTCAGTTATGAGAACCTTCCTAAATGGATGCAGCAAGGTATTATTGGTTGGAACAAGGGGTCAGTCGAATTGGAGAACGGATCTCGTCTCCTTGCTTCATCTACTTCTGCTTCTGCTGTTCGTGGGATGTCCTTTAATATTATCTTCCTTGATGAGTTTGCGTTCGTTCCGAATAATATTGCTGAACAGTTCTTTGCTTCTGTTTATCCTACTATTTCATCTGGTAAATCAACAAAAGTTATTGTCATCTCTACTCCTCACGGAATGAATCTTTACTATAAGATTTGGCACGATGCAGAGAGAGGAAAGAATGAATACAAACATACAGAGGTTCACTGGTCACAGGTACCTGGTAGAGATCAGAAATGGAAAGAACAAACTATTGCAAACACATCACCCGAACAGTTTCAGGTTGAGTTTGAATGTGAGTTCCTAGGATCTGTTGATACACTTATCTCTGCTAGTAAACTTAGGACACTAGCATACGATGATCCACTTACATCAAAAGGTGGACTGGATGTATATCAAGAACCAGTACAAGATCATAATTATACTATTACTGTTGACGTTGCTCGTGGTATTGATAAGGACTATAGTGCCTTTGCAGTATTCGATACTACTACAGTTCCATATAAATTAGTTGCCAAATATAAGAACAGTACAATTAAACCCCTACTATTCCCTGACATCATTGGTCAGGTTGCTAGTGCATACAATCAAGCATATGTGTTGATCGAAGTCAATGATGTGGGTGCACAGGTTGCAGACATCCTTCAGTTCGATCTGGAATATGAAAACTTATTGATGTGTGCTATGAGAGGACGTGCAGGTCAAGTTGTAGGACAAGGGTTCTCTGGTGGTAAAGTACAACTAGGTGTTAAGATGAGTTCTACTGTAAAGAAAGTAGGTTGCTCTAACCTAAAAGGATTGATAGAAGACGATAAGATAATCATTAATGATTACGATATTATATCTGAGCTGACTACATTCATTCAGAAAGGACAGTCTTGGCAAGCAGAGGATGGGTGTAATGATGACCTTGCTATGTGCTTGGTTATCTTTGCTTGGCTCAGTGTTCAGGATTACTTTAAAGAGTTACACGATAATGATGTAAGGAAACGTATGTATGAAGAACAACGTGAAGCTATTGATGCAGATATGGCTCCGTTTGGTTTTATCAGTGATGGTATGGAAGAAGAAACGTTTGTTGATAAAGAAGGAGATGTGTGGTCAGCTGCACCAAAGGTAGATGAGTATGGAGATCGCACCTTTATGTGGGAGTACCGCTAAAAGGTAGGAATTCATAAATAATTTCAGGATAATATTGAAAGCAATTTCAGGAGATTTAAGCAATGGCATCAACCCAACTGTCACCAGGGGTCGTTGTACTTGAAAAGGATCTCACTACAGTCGCTAATGCGACTTTAGATAATGTAGCAGTGGTAGTGGGTTCCTTTGAGAAAGGTCCAGTAAACAAAATAGTAGACATTACTTCAGAGAAGGAACTACTATCTGTTTTCGGAAGACCTAACGATTACAACTACGAATACTGGTACAACGCTGCACAGTTCTTATTGTACGGTGGTACATTAAAGGTTATTCGTGCAAATTCCAGTTCTTTGAAGAATGGTATAGATACAGCACAAACAACTCTGACAACATTTAGTGCTTCAGACACTACACTAACAGTAAGCTCTGCTGCGGATATTGCAGTTGACGATTTCTTATTGATCGATGCTGAAATTATGCAAGTCACCGTGATCAACGGTACAGACTTGACAGTGAATCGTGGTCAGCTATCAACTGCTGCTACAAGTCACGGAGCTGGTGCTTCAATTTCACTCATCGAAGACTCAGGTAACTCTACCACAATGAACCAAGGAGGAACCCTTGCTGCTGGTGGAACTACTTTAACTGTAACTTCTGTTGTTGCTCTTGCAGTCTCCACTAACGATTATATCAAGATTGCTGATGAAATTCTAAGGATTACTGGTATTGCAGGTAACGACCTCACAGTTAGTCGTGGAGAACTAGAAACAACTGCTGCTGCACAAACAGACGGACAGTCCGTTAAGAAATTGGTTGTGACTGCTGCAAAGACTACAATCAACGAAAGCACATCAACAGGTGTTACTGCTCCAATCATCAAGAACTTAGAAGAGTATGAATCTACTGTAGAGACTGCTGCTAACTCTTGGAAGTACGGTGCACGTCATCCAGGTCAGTACGGTAACTCGATTCGTGTTCTTGTAACAGACTCAGGTCCTGATCAAATTCTAAGTCTTGCACAACCTACTTCATCTGAGTGGGAATTCCAAACAACTACTTCTGTTGCTTACAGTGCTGCTAACGCTACTGCTAAAGTCTATCGTTACACAGTGGTTGTAACACTAGACTCCGCAACCATCGCTGGTGACTTTAACAACGGTGAGTACTGGAGAGCAGAAACTGATGCTGCATCACCTGTAGGAATTGCTGTACAAGGTACTGTTAAAGCATACGATCCTGTAACAAGAAAGATCGAACTAGACGTTAACTACACTCTATCTTCAGACGTACTTGAAGTTGGTGATGTTATTGCTCTTTGGACTGCTGCTTCTGGTGGATCTAAGACTGGAGATAAAGCAAAGGTTGAAAGCATTAACCGTCAGTTACACATACTTAAGGATGCTTCTTCTAATAGATTCGAACCAAACTACACCATCGAAGATGACAATGGTGGTGGTTCACCAAACATCAACGTTGCTTCTGTAAGATCAGAATACGACGAAAGATATTTTGGTGGTGGACAAAAATGGTCATCACTTGCTCCAAGACCAGGTACTTCACCTTGGGTTCAGGATCGTGGTGGTTCTAATGACCAAATGCATATCGTTATCCTTGATGGAGACGGTCAGCTAACTGGTTCACCTGGTTCAGTTCTTGAGAAATTCCTATTCGTATCTAAAGCATCTGATGCTAAAGGTGTACAAGGAGAAACAATATACTACAGAGACGTTATTAAAAATAACTCTCAATACATCTACTGGGGTTCACACGAAGTAGGTTCTGTCTATGATGTAGATGGATCTGCTAACGGTGAGTGGGGACAGTCAGGTATCAGTAGAAACTTTGATTTAATCAAACAGACTGCTGCTATCAAGTCTAATGAAACTCCTCTTGGTAGAGAAATCATCGGTACTGCTGGTGCATCAACTGTACGTTATGCAATCCAAGGTGGTGTAGATGGTTATACACTTGCACGTGGAGAGATCCTCGGAGCATTTGATCTAGTTGCTGACAAAGAAACCATTGATGTAGATTACATCTTGATGGGTCCTTCGATGGCAGATACTAGCGACTCTGTTGCTAAAGCACAGAAACTCATCGACATCGCTGCTACACGTAAAGATTGTATGGCATTCATCTCTCCTTCACGTCTTGATGTGATTGGACAGAGCGATACAAACGTAATCGTTAACAGAACTATCGATTTCTTTGATCAGTTATCTTCTACTTCATACGCAGTATTTGATAACAACTACAAGTACATCTATGACAAGTACAACGACAAGTATAGATACATCGCTTGTAACGCTGACGTTGCTGGTCTAACATTAAATACAACTCTAAACGCTGAGTCTTGGTTCTCACCTGCTGGCTTCAACAGAGGACAGTTACGTAACGCAATCAAACTATCTTACTCTCCTCTTAAGGATCATAGAGATAGGTTGTACGCTGCACGTATTAACCCAGTTGTAGCATTCCCTGGACAAGGTATTGTATTGTTCGGTGACAAGACTGCTCTTGCATACAACAGTGCATTCGACAGAATTAACGTTCGTCGTCTATTCCTTGTATTGGAAGATGCAATCTCTGATGCAGCAAAGACACAACTCTTTGAATTGAATGACGAGTTCACTCGTGCTTCATTCAAGAACATTGTCGAACCATTCCTACGTAGTGTTCAGTCACGCAGAGGAATTATCGACTTCTTGGTTGTCTGCGACAGCAGTAACAACCCACCAGAGTCTATTGATCGTGGTGAATTCTTCGCGGAGATCTTCGTGAAACCCACGAGGTCGATCAATTACATCACTCTTACATTCACTGCAACTAGAACTGGTTCTAGTTTCGCTGAAGTAACAAACTAACTCAAGAGAATTCCTATTAAGGAGTAACAAAAATGGCAGAACAACAACCAGGACAGGTAGAACAGGCTTCGATTAAGGCTCCTATTTTTACCTTCCGTGATCAAGTTAAGGACTTTGCACGTCCGAATCTGTTCCAAGCAGAAATTTATGCACCTCCTGTTTTACAAAACCAGAACAATGGCACAATGTCAGGTGTATCTGGTGGTGTATCTGGATCATCATCTGAAGCAACTGAGAACGCAGCAGGCGGATCAGCAGGTGGTAGTGCAGCACAACAACTTGCATTTGGAACCTTCCTAGTAAAAGCAGCAACTCTTCCAGCATCTACTGTTGGTGTAGTTGAAGTTCCTTACAGAGGAAGAATGTTGAAACTCGCTGGTGATAGAACCTTTGAACCTTGGACAGTTACTGTTCTAAACGATCAGTCATTCAAGTTCAGAGCATTCTTCGAAGCGTGGTCTTCACAGATTCAAGCAATGCAACAGAATTTCCAATCTGCAAACCAGATGTCTCAGTATATGGGGGCTGCTAAGGTTCGTCAGATGGATAGAAAAGGTGAGATTATGAGAACTTATAAGTTCGAAGGAATCTGGCCAAATAACATTAGTGCGATTGATCTTGACTGGGGTAACAATGATACACCAGAAGAGTACACTGTAGAGTTCCAGATCCAATACTGGACACACGATACAGATACTAACACATCTAATGCACAAGGATAGGGTTTTAGAAACTCGCTAAATAGTACGTAAAAACTAAAAGATAATAATGTCCCAACTTTTTGGTTATTCTCTTGAGCGTGCGAAGAAGGGTCAATCCGTTGGCCCTTCTTTTGTATCCAAAGAATCCGATGATGCTGCAACCCCTGTTGCTGGCGGAGGGTATTTTGGTACCGCAATAGATCTTGATGGAACATTCAAAGATGAGAATGATCTCATCAGACGTTATCGTTCTATGTCAATTCATCCAGAATGTGACAGAGCAATCGATGATGTAGTAAACGAAGCAATCGCTGGTGATATCGATGATACACCTGTTGATGTAGAACTGTCTAACTTAAAAGTTAGCAGTGGTATTAAGAAGAAAATACGTGACGAATTTATGAACGTATTACGTCTTCTTGATTTTGATAAGAAAGCATATGATATTTTCCGTCGTTGGTACATTGATGGAAAGTTATACTATCATAAACTTATCGATCCAAAGAATCCTCGCAGAGGAATTACAGAACTTAGGTACGTAGATCCACGAAAAATCCGTAAAGTCGTGGAGATGGAAAGAAATAAAGATAAGCAACAATTAGATCCACGGACATTAGAATCCCAGTTGTCACCTAGAACTGCTGAATACTATGTGTACAATCCGAAAGGACTCCGTGCAGGTATGGAGACCAGTGGTCTAAAGATCGCACCTGATGCAATCGCTTTCTGCCACAGTGGTTTGAAAGATATGAATAAGAATGTGGTGATGTCACATCTCCACAAAGCAATTAAAGCACTCAATCAGTTACGTATGATTGAGGATTCTCTGGTTATCTACCGACTGAGTAGAGCACCAGAGCGACGTATTTTCTACATTGATGTAGGAAATCTTCCTAAGCAAAAGGCAGAACAATACTTACGTGAGGTTATGTCTCGCTATAGGAACAAATTAGTATACAACGCTGATACAGGAGAAATAAGAGATGACAGAAAATTTATGTCGATGCTCGAAGACTTCTGGCTCCCACGAAGAGAAGGAGGACGAGGTACTGAAATCACTACGCTCCCAGGTGGACAAAATCTTGGAGAACTTGAGGATGTCAAATACTTCCAACGCAAACTCTATCGTGCATTGAACGTACCAGAGTCACGTTTAGAATCAGAAAGCTCATTCAATCTTGGACGTGCTGCTGAGATCACACGTGATGAAGTTAAGTTCCAGAAGTTTGTGACTAGGTTGCGTAAGAAGTTCTCAGAACTATTACACGACTTACTCAAAACACAGTTGATTCTGAAAGGTGTCATTTCACTTGAAGAGTGGGATGATATGTCAGAACATATACAGTATGACTTTATTGCAGACAACTACTTCTCTGAATTAAAGGAGAAGGAGATGCTTACTGAGCGTCTAAATTTAGTTACTGCAATGGATCCTTTTGCTGGTCGTTACTTCTCATTAGAATACATCCGTCGTCAAGTTTTACGACATACAGATGCAGAAATGAAGGAGATTGATAAGCAAATGCAAAAAGAAATTGAGGATGGAAAGCTCCCTGATCCAGCTTCTATTGACCCTGCTACAGGTATGCCTTTAGAGGATCCTGCTGCAATGGGTGAGGAAGGAATGGAAGAAGAGCAAGAAATCTCCCTAGATAATGTGGAACCTGCGGACTATAAACGTGGGGAATTCTAAATAGTAGTATTGGAGACTTAAATTATGCCTAGCGTGCCCGCTAAAGAAATCGTTGACAAACTTTTTTCTAATAATAAAGATTTGAGTGGCGAAGTTAACGATGCAATGATGGCTATCTCTGCTGAGAAACTCGAAGCAGAAAAGAAAGCAATCGCTGCCACCTGGTTACAACCAGAAGAAGAAACCCAAGATGAGGTAACACCAGATGAGACTGATAACGGAACAGATTGAAGACATTCAAGTTCTTGAAGAAGCAACTAAGAGTGGAAAGAAAAATCTGTATATTGAAGGAACTTTCTTACAAGGCGAAATCAAAAATCGCAATGGAAGGATGTATCCTATGGCTACTCTAAAAAGAGAAGTTGATAAATACAATGAATCTTTTGTCAGAACAGGTCGTGCATTAGGAGAACTCGGACATCCCGAAGGTCCTACTGTTAACCTTGATAGAGTTTCACATCTAGTCACATCTTTAACTGAAGAAGGTACCAACTTTAAAGGACGTGCTCGTATCTTAGATACCCCAATGGGTAACATCGCTAAGTCACTTTTAGGTGAAGGAGTTAAGTTAGGAGTATCATCTCGCGGAATTGGATCACTAAAAAGAACTTCAGAAGGTGTCAATATAGTCGGAGACGACTTTATGCTCGCTACTGCTGCTGATATAGTGGCAGATCCCAGTGCACCAGACGCTTTTGTCGAAGGCATAATGGAAGGAAGAGAGTGGGTTTGGGAGAACAATATCCTTAAGGAACGTGAACTCCGCAGAATTGAGCGTCAATTTGACAACGCTCCAAACAAAAAAGTAATCGAAGAGATGAAAATTTCCGCGTTTGAGAAATTGTTAAACTCTCTTTAGGTTATAAATAAATATAGATTAAATCCAGTAAGAAATTTATTAAGGAGACAAACTAATGTCGGATGAAACAGTAAAGGCATCTGAAGAACAAAAAGAGGTCACTGAAGCCAAGTTTGATGGTGCAGTTGCTGATGGTTCTTCACTAGGATCAGTAGAGGTAATTGGAGGACCTACTCCTTTTAATTCCAAACCTACTGATGACAGTAACAAAATGAAAACCCCTTCACAGACTCAGGCTTCACCACCTAAGACAAAGCCAAGTGCAGCGTCTGGTCAGAAAGCTGAGTTCAGTACAAAGGGTGATGTACAAGCATCACATAACCCTGAAGTAGAAGGTGGAGAGAACTTAATTGAGATCGATGTATCTCAAGACGTTGCTGCTCTAACCGATGGCGAAGAACTCTCCGAAGAGTTCAAAGAAAAAGCAGCTACTATTTTCGAAGCAGCTGTTGTTTCTCGTCTCAATGAGGAACTAGCAAACGTACACGAAGAGTACGCTAGTGCACTTGCTGAGGAGATCGAAGGTATTAAGACCGAGCTTGCTGAGAAGGTAGACGAGTATCTAACCTACGCAGTACAGTCTTGGATCGACGATAACAGACTTGCAGTAGATAGTGGTCTCAAATCAGAGATTGCTGAGTCAGTTGTCGATGGTCTTAAAAAAGTTTTCGTCGAGAACCACATTGAGGTTCCCGAAGAAAAAGCAGATATCATCAACGAGATGGCATCTGAATTAGATTCGATGGAAGCAAAACTCAACAACGAAATTGAGAAAAGCGTAAGTCTTACTGCACAAGTTGCAGGTTACGTAAAGAATGGGATTGTGAACGAAATCTCTGAAGGACTAGCATCAACTGAAAAGGAGAAGCTAGCATCACTTGCAGAGGGCGTTGAGTTTGAAGATGAAGAGTCGTTCCGCACAAAGGTAGAAACTCTGAAGGAGTCGTACTTCTCCAGTAAGCCTGAAACACCAGGTGATACCGTTGCTGAAGACGTACAACCAGTTGTGGATACCGATATGACAGATTCTATGTCTAAGTACGTAGAAGCGTTAAATCGTTGGACTAAGTGATTTTAGTCATTAACCAATTTTCCCAAGGAGAAAAAAACAATGTTCAATTCTGAACAGTTACAGGAAAAGTGGAATCCCGTTCTTGATTGTGATGGACTTGATAATATCAAGGATACATACAAGAAGGCGGTTACCGCAGTCCTACTTGAAAACCAAGAAAAGTTTTTGAAAGAGGAAGCAGGCATTCTAACTGAAGCTGCTCCTACAATGTCAGCTGGCACAGGCGGTTTCACCGCAGGTAGCACAGCGACTGGTCCTGTTGCAGGTTTTGACCCAGTATTGATCTCATTGATCAGACGCTCTATGCCTAAGCTTATTGCTTATGACATCGCAGGCGTTCAGCCAATGACAGGTCCTACAGGTCTTATCTTCGCAATGAGATCACGTTACGGTACAAACCGTACTGCTGGATCTGAAGCATTCTTCAACGAAGCAGACACAGAGTTCTCAGCAGAGAACGCTGCATCAGATCTTGGAAGAACAGCACAAGCTGGATCTAACCCAGGTCTACTTAACGACAGTGGAACCTACAATACCTCAACAGGTATGACTACAGGTGAGTCTGAAGCTCTAGGTGACGCTGCTGGAAACCAGTTCGCTGAAATGAACTTCAGCATTGAGAAAGTTACTGTGACTGCTAAGTCCAGAGCACTCAAAGCTGAGTACAGTTTAGAACTTGCTCAAGACTTGAAAGCCGTTCACGGTCTTGACGCTGAGTCAGAACTAGCAAACATCCTCTCAACAGAGGTTCTTGCTGAAATCAACAGAGAAGTTGTTCGTACTGTTTACAAGGTTGCAAGACCTGGTGCTCAGAACAACACTGCAACTGCTGGTGTGTTCGACTTAGACGTTGACTCTAATGGTAGATGGTCTGTTGAGAAGTTCAAAGGTCTACTCTTCCAGATCGAAAGAGATATGAACGCGATCGGGCACGAGACTCGTCGTGGAAAAGGGAACATCCTCATCTGCTCTGCTGATGTGGCATCTGCCCTATCAATGGCTGGTGTACTAGATTACACACCTGCTCTACAAGGTAACTCAAACCTACTTCCTGATGACAATAGCAGCACTCTTGCTGGTACTCTTAACGGAAGAATCAAGGTTTACGTTGACCCATATTCTGCTAACGTAAGTGACAGACACTTCTATGTTGGTGGATACAAAGGAAGCTCTGCATATGATGCAGGACTCTTCTACTGCCCATATGTACCCCTACAAATGGTCAGAGCTGTTGGACAAGATACATTCCAACCAAAAATCGGATTCAAGACTCGTTATGGTCTTGTTGCTAACCCATTTGCGGAAGGTACCGACCAAGGTGGTGGAGATCTTGATCCTAATAAGAACCGCTACTACAGACGTGTTCTTGTTGACAACCTTATGTAAGCAAACGCTTATATGGCTTTACAAAGAGACCCTTTTTGGGTCTCTTTTTTTATGCTTTGACCTAAATATTAGACAGTATGATAGGAGTCTCGATGAATCATTACACAGTTGGTTACTTAGATTCACAACATCACGAGAACTATATTTGTGAGTATGCAGAGGGCTCATACGATGCTTGTAAACAAGCACAGGCAGATGTACCATATCTACAGGAACATCCGCACCGAATAAACGAAATTCTTTTGGAGAGATAAAAATGAACGGAAGATTAGACAAAGTAGCAATGACGAATAGGTTATTCCAACTTAAAAGAGAGTTGGATTACAAATGTGAAATAGGAGAGAAAGGAGAGTGGGAATGTGTAGGTGCTAACCAGACTCTCAATAGAGTGTTTGATGTTTTAGACGAGTATTGGCAGTAGCTAAATAGATACAGACGGAACCCACTAATATAGTCAATGTCTTTCGCGAGTCAAATTAGCAATAGGAATTTCTTAAGCCCAGGTGGCTTCCGTTTTGTACTAGCAAAATTTCCCAAGGTAGCATATTTTGCACAGTCTGCTAACGTTCCATCATTAGAGTTAGGTCTAGTTGGGCAACCAACTCCTATGCGTACCATTAACTTGGACGGTATGATGACCTTTGGTCAGTTCACATTGACATTTATTGTTGATGAGGATATGGAAAACTTCCTTATTCTACAGAACTGGATGCGTGGACTAGGTACTCCTGATAGTTTAGGAGAGAGATCAGACTATCTTAAAAATCAAGCAGACAAATATTCACAGGGTAATCTAGGTGAAGATAGATTTGCTGATGGTACTCTATCCATTCTAAATTCAAATCTGCAACCAAAGTTCAATGTAAACTTTACTGATCTAAAACCAGTATCGTTAACCACACTAGACTTTG